TTAGGGCTTTTACAATACGCTTCTCAATTTGTTTTTGATCAGTACAAGAATAAGCAACTTCAACCTCATTAAAAGTTGTTCTATCTAACAATATTTCCCTCGCCAACCCCTCAAGAGTTTTCATTTCCTCCCTCCTTTCACCGGGACTGAGTAGGTTATTTCGCATGGCAAGCAGCTGAAACCGTCAGACAAATATTCAGTAACGTCGATCAGATACACACCCACAACTTTCTTTGGATTTTTATTCCTAACCGAAACCCACGCCTTCACCACCCGCTTCTTTCTCATTTCTCCTCCTTCAATTTTAAAGAACGGCTCGGTTACTCACGCACACATTCGACCGATAGTTTCCAATGTGACACCGTTCTAATAAACTCCCTATACAACACGCTTTATTAGAGACCTTATTCTAATAAAATTAACCGCTTTAAAACTGGGCGGTAGTGATTCAGCAGTTTGTTTCAGCAACCCGGGGAACTTATTTACGCTGAAGTCATGCATCTCCACCACTACCGCTTTAAACTCTTCCCCGCTTGCGAGGCTAGGGATTGACTACTTTTTTACTCTGCCGTCCAAAGTTCAAGAGTTTGATATTTCTCCAAATCTTTCAATAGCTTTTTTGCGTCATTACAACCCCCATCAATTAATCCTTCTAGCCATTGAGAGTAATCAGCGTATTTTATGGTAATCGGATCGTTAGAAATAGACCCGTCATTACCAAATAATTTCTTAGATATAATCCACTTTAGACTTACGCTTCCTGTTCCAACTGGCTTAACAGGCTCAACAATATTCCAGTATAAATTTGTACTCACACTTCCTCCGCTTAAAGTTATTCTAGGGACTAGGCAGGATTCGATACCTGCAAACTCACCATTACCCCAAGACGGTTACACTACTGGCTTCACTCAGACCTTGGGTTCCTTTCAGCCAACGTAATTGCGTTATCTTCCGCCACTAGCCCTAGAAAATCTTTGGGGTGTCAGTTAACTAGACTTCGAACTCGTTTTCTGCGAATCGTTCCATTTCGTGTACAAATCTTGAAGTTGAGATTTTATATCTTCTAAGAAATTGTTCACTTCCTCCGTATGAAGCTTGACGGAGCTGATTAAGCAATCCGATGCTTCCTTGGAGATAAGCGTTACTCTGCGATCCTTGTTGAGCTGATAGTTGTCCCAACAATGCGTTACTGCCGATATTAAGATCTTCAAACAACCCCATAAAACACCCCCCTTGACAGCTACGGTTAATAACTGCATCCCCCAATACGCTACAATTCCCCAGACAGTCATTTGACCGCCCGTTTTAATCATTTCAAGTAACGCCTTTAATACCTCTTGCTCCATGTTATTCCTCCCTCAGTTTCTTTAGAAGATCAGACTTAGAAATCACATCCTCATAAGGCCCAGGAGTTTCTGGGCTGTAAGGAAACAAAACGGAAGTTACTTTAAGTCTCTCCACCAACTCAACGAACCATTCTTTTGCCCTCTTAGCTGTTGATTGCCAATTCATAACACTCATTCCTGGATGTGAATATGGGAAATTATCCATTAAAATTTCCCATAGCTTCTTAGGCTCGGAGGGTCTAGGGGTTCCGCACTCAGGACAAAACTTAAAAACAGCCTCAGAAATCCCTTTTCTGTTTCCGCACAAATAATCCGTGTATTTACCTTCGACTATTTTAATATGCTCACACCACTCACTCATTTGACGATCCTTTCTTAGTTCCTTGCGGGTTAAATCAAATCCCTGTACGTTTTCACTTCGTAAACGATCTCTGGATAATTCCAACTCAATAACGCTACTTTCAATTCCCACTCCCGCGTCCGAAATCCCTTGTACTCCTGCAAAACCTCGCGGCCGTCTTTGTACCTCACAACAAAATCAACCTTGTGATAACCGCAGGAGTTTCCTTTCGAGTCCTTGAGATAGAAAATCTTCTGCGTTTCGTAGTCGGCTATCTCCCCAACTTTCCGCAAAATTCTAAGCTTATTGCAATACTGCGCTTCCTCTCCGGAGTCGTGCGTCCGAGGAATTCCAGAAGCCCGGCAGCCGCCTAAACACTCTTTCCTGTTCTTCTGGATTCTCGGCTTCTTCCCAAATTCGTGACGCTCCCCGGTTACATGGTCTATTATCACGGATTTTTTACGGCTTCTGAACCAGGTCATGCCGCCACCCCTGGATGCCTAAAATCCATTAACCTCAACTCGCAAGCCTCGACGTATTCACTTATTCCCAAAATCTGAAAATGCTCTTTCATCTCGGTCAAAAATTTAATATCCGAAAGATTTTGAGAAGCGTATTCATGCTTTGTTTTTAAATACCCTGCAAACTCCGGCTTCTCGATGATCGCGCGCCAAACCTTAGCCCGCTTTTCAACTTCCTCGGTCTTGGGTATGTCGTGGTATTTGTTTATCATCTCCATGTACCCTCTAGGCATTGGCGGCTCATACCGTGGCCGGTAATGCTTAAAGCAGTCATGTTGCATCGCCCTTGTGTAAACCGCTGTAAGCAGCTCTTTCAAGTCCCCGCACTCCATCCTGAGTTTTACCCACTCAGAAGGCGCGTATTTCTCGAACGAGTTCAGCGCATCTGTCCTCTGCATTTTTACTCCTTTCTGGCTCTGTGTAGTTTTCCCAATCTCGCCAAGAGTTAAACCATGTCTTTCCGTCCTGCGCCTGTTTCCACGTGTTTACCTGAAGATGCTTCAAGTAGCGGCTTAATGCTTGCCGAATAGCTTGGAGGTCGTCCTCGGTCTTTACGCTTCCGCAGAATTTCTCGAAAGCCTTAGTCTTTCCTGCCTTGTTTGGGTACTGCGCCCAAATTTCTAAAAATTGATCTTCTTTTTCTTTTTTATTACCATTACTCTCTTTATACTTATTCTTTCCTGGGTTAACCCTGGGTAAACCCAGGGTATTTAAGCCCTCTTTTTCTAGGATTGGTAAAACCCTCTTACTCATAGAGTTCTTTTCATCTAGGCTTCCATATTGAAAATTTAGGAATTTAGGAATAAACCACTTCTCACCGCCTGAAATAATCTCAATTCGACCATTAGAGGCCTTTAAAAACCCTTCCCAATCCAATGAATGACCAAAACAAAACTCAGCAAGCCGCTTGTTTACTTTCCAGATTCCAGCGTGATCGCATTTATCCAATAAATAGATCCAGATAAGCTTGTGTTCGTCTTTCAAATCCAAAAACCAGGGATCTTCCCACTTCTCGGAATCGGTTAATCTTTTAGCCATTTTATTTCCCTATTTTTCCTCAAGCCGCGTTATATTGGTTACTAGTCGGAAATAGATTCGCTTGGACTTTGTAGGAGTCAGAAGTGACCAATTTCATCTGATACCAGTAAATCGCCGGATTAACTTTGTCCTTCCAGCCTTTAATCTCGTAACCGTCTTTTTTGATGTCGTAAATTCGCGCCCCAACCCTCGCAAGCCCTAAATGACTCCCGCCATAGACTCTATCCATGATCTCAATCGTGGAATGAGGCTCACCGTCTGAAAGGAGTAAAAAAAGCTTTGCGGATTGGCTCATTTAGGCGGCGGTTCTCTCTTTGTGTTCGTTCCAAAAAGACGAATCATCTATCTCGAAAAAATCACGGACAAAACTCTGCACCTTCTCGAAGTATTCCCCGAAGTCAACCTTGTTTAAATCCGCTGTGCTTGGTTCTTCTCCGGGTACTTCCGCGAGCAGGTGGGCTTTTAAATTCAAATGTAGAGCGTAGGCGTCGTAATGCCCTTGTTCTTTAAGCCCGGCATGATTGATAAGCCATTGAAGGTAGGCGAAATAGAGGGCGTTCTGCGGTAAACTGCGCTGCGCTCCCCAACGGACGTTTAAGTCCTGCCCCTCTTTCGGGAGCTTTCCGTTTAACTGGACTAGACAAAGCATCTTTCCGTCTTTGATCCCCACCTTTAAAGCCTTACCTTTCACGCCGGACATTAGAAAGGAGTCTCCATATCGGCTCCAAATTCGTCCGTTTTTGGCGCTTCTTTTTTGGTTTCTTCAAAAATGCTAATCAAAACTCCCGGCATCTGGTACAGCTTGGCGTAGTCCTTCCCGGCCTTGCTTGTGAAAATCTCTCCTATCCGATTCCACCGCATTTTCTTTTCACCGTTTGACTCGTAAGGCTCGCCGACACACAAGAATTTTTTCATTTAATCTTCTCCACTATTTTTTCGAGGTCGTTGCAAAATGTTTCGAGGTAGGATTCAAGAGCCTTTAAAAACTTCTCATCACGCTCAACCCGGACGATTAAGGGGCGAAGTCCGCGAGAATAAGAAATTAAATCGCACCACTTCCGGCCTGTGACTAAAAGCTGACCCTGTACCTGTTGCAGGTAATCCTGATAGAGATTGTTTTCCAAAAGGTAGGAAACGTGAGAAGAAGGAAGCGGGCATTTGACTTCCAGAAGCCCTTCGGCACCAACGAGGCGATCAGGCGAACACCCAAACCGCCTAGATTCATGCAGGACAAAACCAACCTCCTGAACCTCAACCCCCTGCGTCAATTCATAGTACGCAACGGCTTCGCCTTCGTTCTCAATCCCTTTCAGCATGGCTTGGCTCTGAAAGGATTCCTCTTTGATTCCTGAAACCTTCTCGGCGGCCAAACTGTAAAGGTACTTCTGCGCCTGCTTTGACGGTTCCCCTTTCGTGGTTATCAGCTTGTCAAAATTCGAGGCCGAAGGTATTCCCGCCCGAACCGCGAGCCATTCAGCGCTTCCTTGTTGGCAATCAATCGTAATCATTTTTTCACCTCTCTTGATTTCAACATCGTTATAGCTTCCTGATAGCGAGCCTTCGGCATATCCTCAAGCGTTTCGACTTTGAAAAACTTTAAAAACTTGGCCTCGTCGATGTTTAAGGCCAGAAGGTATTCGCTGATCGTCAAAGCCTGTTTTTCGTCGATTGTTTCCGTCTGGATATTGGCGTCATCGTCTTGTTCTTCCGTTGCAAGCCCGGTCAGAGCCAAAATCGTGTAGCGTTCCAGATAGCTGACCGTTGAGCCAATCGCCTGAATAGCGTTCTTTGAGCCGGAAGCATCAGCCGGAGCCTTGAGCGTGGTAGATTCTGAATGCCCTTTTTCGTGCGTAATCCGGCAGGTCACGGAAATAAGGCTCTCACTCTGAGCCGTTTCCCAAGACGCCGAAAGACCGTACTGAGAAAGCGCCTTGTTGATCTTCTCGCAGACGTTGGCTAGCGTGGCGTGCTTGTAAGACGTTTTCCCCGCGCCAAAGGAAACAGACTTATCCTTGTAAATCTGCGGCGGGTTAGCCTTGAAACAGCTCATGGCTTGGTGATACGCCTTCTTCGCTTCGTTCGCTTCCCAACGCTCTTGAATATCCAGAAGCTTTGAAA